TAAGTGTGGACAAGAGGCTCAGTTCTCTGCCATGCCATCAAGAGTGTCCCTAGGGAGATCCACCTTTTCTGAAGCACCCTTAGATGTGGTGATCGGTAAGGATGCTGAAAGAAAATGGGAGAGCATTCATGCCCAGCAAGAAGTCAGAGATAAGGTCCGTAAGGAAACCGGGTCTGTCGGTCTGACCAGAACAAAGGATGGGTATGTCCCCATCAGTGAAGAGACCAAGCAAAAAAGAACCGAACTAACTGAAGTTTTGACTAAGACCGGACACAAGCCAAAGTACGATAATTCCTCCGATGCGAAAATCTTAGGAGCGTAAGTGAAAAGAAAACTGGCTTTCTGACCCTTATTTTGAACGGATTTTATATTTAAGGGCTATTGAACTGCTGAAATTAGACCTCAAGGGAGAGACCACATGGCACTTTTTGACCAGTACACCAAACCAGGAGTCTACACAAGAGAAAGTGTAGCCGATCCTGGAACCATTCTATTTGGAGATGCGAGAATTCCTGTCTTCATCGGAGAGGGTAACGAAGAGTTTGTATCCAAGAACCAGACCATGCACCGTGGGTCTAGTGCCGTGGCTGACGATCTAGTTGTGAAAGAGAACCTCTCTTCACAGTTCTACGATGGTAATGGCGTTGCTTTGGCTCCAATGAGACAGTTCGCTCTAACCTATTTCCCTGTAGTTAAGGGTGATGGAACTGGCACTACCACCAATACCCCTTCTGACATCACCATTTTGGCTGATGGGGCTCCCGTGGTTGTCACCGCTCTTGACGGAGCTACTGGGGTCTTCCAGACTCAGGATCTGTTCATCGCTGGAACCAGCTTTGTAGCTTCCTATTACTTCAAGCGCAAGGACACCTACTTCACTGATGATGTGACCAGTCAGGTTCCCGCTTATGCTACTTGGTCTACTCAGGCCAATCTAGTCCTAACCCTCTCCAATCCTGGAGCCCTAGGTAACAATGTCACTTTGGCTTTGACCAAGGTCACTCCTTCTACTGATGCTCTTGCTGTGTCTGGTATCGGAACCGATGCTATCTCCATCGAGCTTCAGCAGACTCCTAGAAACATCGCCGCTGGTATTGGCTTGACCTTTGCCGCTGGTGCTAACAGTGTTCTCCGCGCTTCTGGTTCTTGGGTTGATGATGGAGCCAAGATTGGGGATAAGGTTGCCTTCAACGGTCTAACTGTTTCGGCTAACAACCTATCTACCACAATCCTAACTGTCAGTCCTTCCACTATCACTGTGGCTGCTACTTTGACCACTGCCTCTATTGATACCGGTGGCACCACCACTTTGACCCCAGCTAGAACCCTCAATGATCTAAGCAATTTGATCCTCTCTGGTATCGCTACCGCCTCTGGTGGTAACCTAGTGGTTACTTCTGTCGCTTCTGGACACGGAACCGATGGAGCCGCCGCTGTGGGTGCTACAACCTTCGTTGGGGGAGCAGGACCATCCTCTAATGTCACCTTTGAAGTGGCCCACCTACCTATCGTAGATGGCTCTAACGGTGGCATCGTGACCTCCAGTGCCTCTAAGGTATCTGCTACGGTCAACGGTGTGGCTGTTGCTGTTCAGGCTGTCGATGGACCTAACGGTCTTGTCACCCTAGCCGCTCCAGTGGCTTACGGCCAGACTGTAACGGTCTCCTACTACTCCAATAACTTCCAGGACACCTACGACATTCTACCTGCTTCCAATGTCACCAGCTTGACTAATGTTGGCTACGGTCCTGACCGTTCTGACTTCACCGATGGTAGTGACTTCACCCTCACCACTCTAGCCAATGGCTCTAGTGCTATTCAGTGGGGCTCTGCTGTAACTGATGTCACTGGTCAGTTCACTCCTGGATTCGTCCCCTTCGATGCTACTCATGTGGTTCCTACCCTAGTAGACGAGAAGATGTACCTACAGCCTGTTCAGGGTGTGGTCAATGGGAAGAACACCACCTTCACCCTTCTAGATGTCCCCACCGATAGCTCGGGAATGGGAACTGTCACCAACGATCCCGCACTAGTGCAGGTTTATGTCGGTGCCACTCCTTCCGCCGCTCTCTCCGCTGGAGCCGTAAGGGTCATCCAGGTCATCGGAAACTCCAAGACCATCAAGCTCTACAATCCTCCAGTTTCTGGAACTGTTTACGCTTCCTACTACCGTAATTCTCTAAACGATCACACCTACACCCTATCCGTAGTGGCCGCTGGTGTGACTGGACAGGGGACCTACAAGATTGCTGATGAGAATGCCGCTGTTCTCGCTCCAATCTCTAATGGCTCCAACGCTGTCACTGAAGCCAACTTCGTCACCACTGGAATCGTGTGGCCTAAGAGCAATGGTCTCTCTCTACCTGACCTAAACACTGTTGCTGGTAGCTCCCCTGATGAAACCATCACTGTGACCTTCCAGGATGATGGACTTCAGTTCCCTGTAGTTCTAGCTGCCCAAGCTAGTGTCCTAGGCACTACTGGTAACAACATCGGTCTACTCTTCACCGCTCTGACTCCTGGAACTGCTATGAACGGCAAGACTGTTCAGCTAATCTCCTCTGGAACTGGAAAGGCTGATGCCTCTGCTATCGCTGTGGTTAGCAACAATCTAACTATCGAGATCGTCAAGGCTGATAACATTACCACTAGAACCCTAGCCGAAATCATCACCTTGCTTTCTACCTACCATGCTATGACCGTAACTCCTGCTGGTTCTGGTAGCGAAATCTTCGCTTCCCTAGCTGCTGGATCTGGAATCAGTTCTTCTAGTCAGGTTGCTGTCATGGCTACTCCTGCTGCTCTAGCTGGTGGTGTGAACCTGTCTCAGACCCCTTACGCTCTACGCTACAAGGTAACCTCCTCCAAGGTTTCTGGAACTCGCACTGGTGGAGTCACCACTCCTGGTTACCCCAACTACATCACTGGCGGAACTCCCGTTGGAACCGATGGCTACCTAAACCAGACCTTTGTGGATGCTGCCACTGGAGTTAAGTTCACCTTGGTAAACCCTGCTGATGCCCTTAGCTACGGTTACACCTCGCTACCTTCTCCTTCTTACCACTACCGTCCAGGTGACACCCTCACCTTCGTCACTAACAAGGCTACTGCTCGTTACACCTCCTCTACTCCCACGATTGCTATCCCTGGCCTAAAGGTCAAGGTTATCTCTACCTACGGAATGAGAGACTCTAACGGCGGATTGGTCAACCCCGATACCAACATTCTTACCACCTATAACAAGTCTGGTAATGAACCCGCCATCGGTGATTACTACTATGTGACCTACACTGTGGCTAAGACTGATGCCGATCTAGCTCTAACCCTCTACACCAATCCTGCCGATGCTTATGCTGCCTACGGTGATCCCACCCCCAGCAACAAGCTTTCGCTAGCCGCTCGTCTTTACACTCAGAATGGTGGACAGATTTTCGGTTGCATCCAGGTTCGTAAGGACACCGGACTAGAGACCGCCTCTGACGCCTCTTACATGACTGCCATTGCTACACTAGCCGCTCCCCTACCAGGAAGCAGCCGTAAGGCAGACATGATCCAGCCCCTAACCACCTCTCCTGTGGTTGTGCAGTATCTAAATCGTCACCTTCTCACTCAGTCTTCTCAGCGTAATTCTGGTGAAGCCACTTCAGTCTTTGGTTTCGATTTCTATGCTACCCCCTCCTCCATGAGAAACACCGCTCGTTCCGTCAAGTCTGACAGACTAACCGGAATGGCTATCCCAGGTGCAATCTTGTCCTTGGATATCAACGGAGCCTCTGCTGAATACGCAGTTGGTGGAGAAATGGTCGCCGCTGCCATGGCTGGTGCCATCGTCAACCCCGCCATTGATGTGGCTACCACTCTAACCAGACAGAATCTAGTCGGCTTCAGCCGCCTAACCAAGCGTTATGATGATCCTACCATGGACCTCATGGCTGCTGATGGCCTAACCTGCTTGACCGAAAACAATGGAGCTTTCCAGATCCGTCACTGGGTCACCACCGATAGCTCTTCGGTCCTCAAGAGAGAACCTACTAGCCGCTTGATCGTGGATTACACTCGCCGCCAAGTTCGCAAGAACCTAGATCAGTTCATTGGTCGCAAGCTACTCCAGACCGCCTTGAACTCCATCTCTATCGTTACATCTTCCACCTTGACCACTTTGGTTTCCAACGAAATCATCGAAGGATACAAGAATCTTGTGGTAACCAAGGATGCTGCTGACCCAACGGTTGTGCATGTTGCCTTCGCCCTCAAGCCCCTGTTCTCCTTGCTCTGGATTGATGTCGCTCTAACGGTTTCTACTTCTTTATAATTAGAGGCATTGATGACTTTGACTGGTTTTGTATACCTGATCCACAATACGCTTTCAAACAAGGCGTATGTGGGTCAGACTACAAAAAATCCCCCTGAACAAAGGTGGAATCAGCATCGTAGGAAAAGTGAAAATAAACATCTTCGTCACGCTATTAAAAAATACGGTGATAGTGCTTTTGAATTTTTGGTTCTTGATAAGGTTGAATCTTCAACTTTAACTGATTTAAAGCAAACTCTTACCATTTATGAAAATGGGTGGATTCAATCAATGAGACTTGTGGGACTCCCACTCTATAATTTACGAGAAGCCGCTGAGTCAAATAAAGGGTTAAAATATTCGGAAGAGTCAAAACTTTTGATGTCTCGCGCTAAGATCGGGAAGCCCT